TGTTTATTATATTTTGTGCGAACTTAAATATTCAAAGGTGTATTCAAACGAGGAGGTAGTAAATATACCTCATTTTCTTTTGCGAATCGTACCTGGCGTTTAGGTGATTTCATAACGTGAGTTGGATATAATGGTGGTATAAACAAAGTATTTACATGAGGCATTACAATCTTTATACAATACATTTTTTATAATATTGAAATAAAAAAATGTCATAGATTTTATGCATAAATAGGTAATTTATCAATATCAATGAGATTTTCAACAGCATCAGTAGAATTGTAAACGAATTGATTAAAATAAGAAAATTCTAGTTGTTTATCGGGGGTATGGTGATGGACGGTTCTCGCGATCATTTTATATAGCTTAAATTCAGGATATCGCTCTTCCCCATTCTTTTTGTATAAAATGTTTTTCTTGTTATCATCTAAACACCATCTATATACAGTTTTTTGTAATTCATCATATTCAGAATATGGTAAATGGTCGGGAATAATGAAATCATAGATAGAACAACCAAGGCGACATAAATCAAAACTCATATTCGGTTCCAATCTGGATTTTTTATCATTAAAGAATGGTTCACAATTGTATTGCGAATTAGCATCTCCATCAGGTCCGAAACTATCAGAACAGTAGACTTTCCCATTAAATCTGTATATACTTCGTCCAAAATCAATAATTTTATAGATTTTTCCATATGTAGGCACTTTGTATACAATACCATTGAATTTATAATATAGAAATTCTATGTTAGTGTTGATATACATAATGTTGTTAGTATGAAGATCATTATGGGTAAAATGAAAAAGTTTCTGGTATATTAGTAGTGTCATAATAACTTGAAACAATGCACCCGCAGCTTTGGTGCTATTAATAGTTCCATTAGTAAATAACTGGTCTAAAGTGCCATCACATTTTTCAAGAGAAATCATTTGTATAGGGAAATTACGAATATATGCGTGTTGGTCTTCGTCGGTTAAATTACATTCACTACCATCATCTGTATCACTTATTGAACTATCATTGTCAGATTCATCAAGAGTTTCCCAAGAAGAATGTGTATCTGAATCAGTTGTATAAGCAACAGAACTATCATCACTACTGGAATCATCATTAATAGTAATTTGGTTATCTTCAATATCATTATTAATGTCTGCGTTTTCTACATTAAATTTACAATCATATATTAAACAATCATCTATATTTTCATCACTGTCAGGTATTTCGGTAATGAGTTCGGAAAGTGATACAGCACTAATATTATGGTTTGATTTTGAAATATGTAACTTGGAGCGTTTTTTTCTGGAAGAATCTACATGGTCGTCTAAAGAATCTACATTTTCAAGAGTATAAAGTGTATCAATATTCTCATTAAAAAAATCAGATTCTTGCATGTAATCAATATCATCACTAACATTATATTTAAATTTATCTTGTATACCTAGAAAGGAGCCAAAAAAATCAATACAATTAAGTATATTATGTTGATGAAGAACCATACTGCTAATATAATAGAAAAATGTATCAACATAAGAGCAGTTATTGAGTTCCTTTATTTTTGGAAGCAAAGTATGTGAAATATCACAAGAAATATCACTAGGGTAGGGTAGATTATGAATTAGATCTTTTTGAGTTTCATATTTTCCAACCATATATCGTAGAGGATCAATAACCGGAGAATATTTGATGAAAATATCTTTCTCAAACTTTTCATTATTACAATCAACAACAGTTTTATGATCCACAAAATGATATTTATGATTTAACTGTATATTATTGTAATTTTTGGATGACAATGTAAATAAGGATTCATATATAGGATTATATTGTTGTAAGTTCTCTATTTTGAAAGGATTATATTCGTATAAAGTATCATTTTCAGTTGGTACATAGGTTTCTTCTAAAGATGAAATATTAATATTTTTTAATTTGCGATATCCGATTGTAAATTTATTTTGTATTTGATTATTCATAGATAAATTTATTATAATTGTTTAATACATTTTTATTAAACAATACAAACTCATAGATAAGATAATTCGTTTAAAGTAATTTAGTATAATATAGTGATAAAGTATTAAAGGAAATGAGTTTAGAATTAAAAAAATTTAATATGCGTGAAATTACATTTAAACCGGATGAAAATAAAGGACCAGTTATAGTAATGATTGGACGTCGTGATACCGGTAAATCATTTTTGGTAAGAGATTTATTATTTTATCATCAGGATATTCCCGTAGGAACAGTAATGTCAGGAACAGAAGCAGGAAATGGATTTTATTCAGCTCACGTGCCAAAGTTATTTATTCACGAAGAATACAATACAGTATTGATTGAGAACATTTTGAGAAGACAAAAGACGGTATTAAAACAAGTAAATAAAGAAATAGAAACACATAAAAAGACAACCATAGACCCTCGTGCTTTTGTGATATTAGATGATTGTTTATACGATCAATCATGGACTCGTGATAAAATGATGAGATTGTTGTTTATGAATGGTCGTCATTGGAAAATTATGTTAATAATTACAATGCAGTATCCGTTAGGTATTCCACCGAATCTAAGAACAAATATAGATTATGTATTTATTTTGAGAGAACCTTATTTAACAAATCGTAAGAGAATCTGGGAAAATTATGCGAGTATGTTTCCAACATTGGAGTCATTTTGTAGTGTTATGGACCAGACAACTGAAAATTATGAGTGTTTGGTAATTAATAATAATGCGAAATCAAATAAACTAAACGACCAGATTTTTTGGTATAAAGCAGAAAGTCATCCAAATTTTAGATTAGGCGCGAAAGAATTCTGGGAAATATCTAAAAATATGGGTTCTGACGATGAAGATGATGTGTATGACCCAAACAAATCAAAAAAGAACAAGGGTCCAGCAATAAATGTAAAGAAAAGTAAATGGTAAATAAGATAATATACATTGGATATCTTATTTACATTATGGGTCGTATAAACTTTCATCTACGATAATTTCATCATCTGAATCAAATAAATCATCAGAATCAAATAAATCAGCATCGTCTATAAATCCATCTCTAGTATTTTCATCATTAGCCATAGTAGTATCTAACATTAACCTGGCGAAACTAGGATCAATAATATTTTGTATAATATCAGCCCTAGTGATAGTATGAAATGTTTCAGTACTGGATGTTAGGTCAGCAGGTTCCGTAAAATTATATAATATATTAGATGTAATATTCCCACTCGACACATCTTCATTATTATCACTTTCGTTATCATTATTTGTAATAGATAAGTCTTCATTATTGTATAAAGTCTTTTCCGTGTTTCCATCGACAGTAACAAACGAAACATATCTTTTTCTATTTGAGAATGAAAGGATACGTCGTCCAAAACGAGGTGTTTGTTGAATGAATTTTCTAATTTTGGAAGAAAAAATTTTGGAATGTTTATTTTTAATAGTTGTATCGATAGCATATTTATAACGAAGATAATCCGGTAAAATATTTTTAAATGTATCAATTAAAATTTTTTTAGGGAAATCATAATGTATTTTAATTGGATAATCTTGTAACATATCATATATATAATCAATTATCATATCTTCATCTTCATTGTTAACAAATTGGCTAATATAATGACTACGAATAATGGATTGATTACTATTGAAAAAATCATCAATATCAAAATTACACAAAAAATATTGTTGTATGATATTAGGTACTACAAGCAATCGTTCTTTCATTTTGAAATAGATATTATATAAACTAGCCGTAGTAAATTCGATACCACTATATGGATTTTTCGGTTTTACTGGCTCAGCACAAAAATCAGGTGAATTACATATAGCAGATATAATAATACGCGAGAGGTCTTGCAGTGTAAATAGATATATACATTTATTTTCAAACAATGAAAATGTATTTTTCTGCGTGGTTGAAATCGGAGATAAAAATAAATCATTATGGACTTTCAAATTATAGTTTTTAATTTTAATTCTCCTTGCGAAACGATTAAACGCCCAATATACTTTTTGAATACGATAAAAAAACATTAAAAAGTTGAGTTTATCATCTTGTTTAATAAAATAGTTTTCAATATATTGATCGTTAAAAATACAAAATTTATCCTTATCAGACAATACAAAACAATTTTTAATAAAATTAATATGAGCGGTATCACTATCAAGATCGGTGAAGATTTTGGATATATATGTTTTAGGTGAAAAATTTGTAAAATTGTCAATGGTTATATCATCACTAAACTGAATATCTTTTATAAATATTTTATGTGCTATATATGTAAAAGTTTTCATAATTCACTATTAATAATATACGAAATTATTTATATCTTTTAGATATAATATAAAGCATGTTAAAAATAGCACATAGAGGATTATCAGCAACAAATCCAGATAATTCAATAGAATCGTTTGTATGTGCTGTAGAAGCTGGATTTGATATGATAGAATTAGATATACAGTTATGTAAAAACAATGAAATTGTAGTGTTTCATGATAGAAGTTTATATGGTAAGATGATTGAAGAATATACTTTACATGAATTAGAAGAAATTGGAGTTATATCATTAAAAACGTTTTTCAGTGTAATTGATAGTAAATATATTCAAATCTATTTAGATCTAAAAGGAAGCGTAGAAATAATCGATTATCTAATAGATTTTATATTGAATAATAACAAAATAGTATATTTACCAAATCTTTCAATAGCATCATTCAATCGAAAAATGATAGATATATTATCGAATATAGAAACATTACTTCAAATAGGTTTTATTACGAGTAATAACTATAGTAATAAAGAATGGAAAGAGTTGTTACGTAATGTGGATTTTGTAAGCATATCATTTGATGTTCTCGACCATGAAACCGTAGATTTTTTACATAAATACGGTAAACCCGTGTATGTATATACTTGTCATAACAAAGCAGAATTAGATTATGTAAAAAAATTTAATATAGATGGAATAGTATCCAATATAGTTATTGAATAAAAATATCACATATAAATTTATTCAATATATGAAACCAACTTAATCATCCTTTTTAGAGTCATCTATTTTCAATTCATCGCGAATATTTGCTGATTCAGTATTACTAACTTCACGTGATTCGAAATCAACCTCTTCCTTTAC